CCCTGATGCCGTTGAGCGCTGGAATACTGGGCAGATTGAGTTGTTGTTGGCACACCCTAAGAGCGCAGGGCATGGTTTGAATCTTCAGCATCACGGCAATAAGATAGTGTTCTTATCCTTGCCGTGGTCATTGGAGTATTTTGAACAGGCAATCGGGCGTATTCACCGGAGTGGTCAGAAACGTGAAGTGTGGTGTTATATTTTAATGACTGAAAATACTATAGACGAGCGCATTTATTCTGTCTTACAAGAGAAATGTACATTATCTGAAATCGCAATCGAGGAATTAGCAAAATGAAATTAAGTTGGAGAAGTTTAAACGAGGTACTGGCAGGTATGAATGAAGAAGAAGTATTTAAGCTTCTTGAGGAAGAAAAAACAGGTGCTAGACGTGCAATGGTTATGATACGGCTACATCAACGTTTTTGCACCTTGAGGATGGCAAGGGAGCGCAATCAACTATTCGGAGAGCAACAATGATATTCTATAACTGTGAAGAAATCGAACAAAAATTGTATAAATCACGATTAATGAACCTATTTTTAATGGTTTTGCTCATTATATCGTTAATGTTTAACTTTAAAGACGCATTTTCTGCATCTTTATATGCCCCCGATGGAACTTATTTAGGTGAAATGACATCTAACCCGATGGCAATTAACTCGATTAGCAATCCATTATCACAATACGGATCGCCTTTATCAAATACCAGCATTAACAATCCTTATTCGCAGTACGGATCGGAGTTGAGCAATCAAAGTCCCAATAACCCGTATGCGTCTACTCCAGCAGTAGAGCCGCCTCCTTCCCTCTACGAACAGTAAGTCCTTTCAGCACTTTCCCTGCGGCTTTGTCCCAGCGTTTGATTTCAGACGCTGCGGACACCCAATCACCAACATCGACTTTCTTTTTTAGTGTTGAAGTAGCGTAGTTACCAACGCCTAAATTATAGATAAAATCAGCGATTGCAGCTTGTTTTTCCATATTAACTGATGCTAGTATGGGTGAATACTTTATCGCTCTGTTAAGCACTTCTAATGCGGTTTTAACTAAATCTTCATCAGCTTGGTTCTGTGTCCAAGTCATTCCTTCTTTAATGCCTTTGGTTTGACCATAGCCTATCGTCCAGATTCCTGCTGGGCATTTATAACTGGTAAGTTTACATCCTTCTGACTCTTTAATTAACTTGATTAATATCTCTAATGCCGACATTAACTCAAGAACCGTAATTTGTAGAGCGTAGATAAGTACGTTTCAACTGCTGTATCAATCAGATTCTGAATGGCGGTATCTTCTTTATCACATACTTTATAACGGTTGTCTTTGATCCACTTCACTTGCGCTTGCAATTCGATAATGATTTCTTTGCTATCGGTGTAGCCAAGAATTTCAATGTTCTTCATCAAGCCATATTGACCTTGATAAGCTTCAGCGATTGCATCAGCATTTTCAACAATAGCGTCATAGAAGCTACCTAATGCCATGTGCTGTGCAAATGATTTAGTTTTTAAGTGTTCTCGATGTGCCAGATCACGCGCTAAAAACAGTAATGATATTAAATGTTCCATCTTTTATCCTTTTCCAAAAACATACGCTATAACGGCAAAAATAGCCCCAACAGCAAAAACAACTCCACCAAAGAAGCCTTTATTGTTAGCTGAATCTTTTTTAAGTTCGTCTAGTATCATGAATATTCGATCAGACCTTCTGCGCGAATCTTCCAGCTCTTTATGAAGTTCTTGGGTAAGCCCCTCAATTTTCTGCTCTACTTTAGCCACTCGGCAGTTAAGGTCTGTCATCATTCACCTAGTCCTTCAGCATCATTCCAAGCCCACCAGCAACGCCACTAGCGAGAATTAAAAGTTGATCTATAGGTTTGCCCATAAAGATAAGAACCGCCCCTGCGATAGCGGTAGCTACCCAAATAAGACCACGTTTAGTTGAAGCTTCTGACCAATTTATTTTCATTTTAGTTGCTCCATAGTGGGTTTAGGGAGTGTGTGATTCCATTCTTTTATATAGTCGCCATTCCCATCACTGTCATTCTGTAGACGTATGGTTGTCAGGAAATCTTCTTGGGTTAGCTCAGGGTATAAAGCCATTATCTTTTCGTATAAGTTCATGTTATGCGCTCCTTATCATGGCAGCGGAGAAAGTTGAAGTTATGTTAGCAGTACTATAATTGAATGAAGGGGATGTCCCAACTACAGTTCCATATAATTCTAAATAGTCAGTACTGCCATTCATTAACACCACAGTGTTGATAACTAGCATTTGCGCTGTTGAAGTTGCAGCGGTATTTAGTGTGCCTCCTTGCATATAAATACTACCGTTTTTATATAGAGAAACACTTGCATTAGTCGTACTCGTTGCAGAGGTACGCACACACCCATTAACTTGATAATACCCTGCTACTGTGGGGGTAAATCTTGAATTAGTTACATTATCAAAATTTGAATCGGTATCAAATATCTCTGTATCTATTATTACTTTAGTCGCAACTGCTGATGTTACTGTTTGATTTGCTGATGCATAAGCACTAAACGCTGGGCCATTCACCATTACTGTGCCTGTTTGCGCTGGCAAAGTTAAGACCGTACTCCCTGCTACCGCTGGTGCTTGGAGTGTACAAGTTCCGCTCGTATCCCCCGAAATTACTACGCTACTCATAACTGTGATGCTCCTATAAACATTTGATCTATTTCTTCGTCTGACTTGCCTAATATTTTAAGTACGTCATTCACTAGATAATTATTACGCTCAACAACCGTTGAGTATTCCCACCATATTTTATATTCAGGTGTAGATAAAGCAGCTTCAACGTCATCAAGCAAACCATCAGCTAAGAGTGCTAAACGTGCTTGGCGCATTGAGATGTCAGGTATGACGATAGGCGGTATGTCAGCAGGTTCAGGGGTGTTTCCTTCGGATAGCCAGATTAAGTAGTTTGCAAAATCAGTATTAGCTGGATCGTTTGGGATACAAGCGTTATCTTCTATACGGATTATTGATTCGTTGTTAGTTAGTTTGTACATTATTTTTTCCTTTTCCATCGCATTTTGGACATGATATTATAGTTTTATCTTTTGGAATAACACCTCTACCATCACATTTTTCACAAATAGATGCTCTAACTCTATTATCAAATATAGGAACCCTTTTATTAAAGTCATACATAGCTATAGCTCCGCTGATAAAGTAATTATTCCGTCATACGCGACTGCAGCCCCAGTTCCACCAGCAACTATTCGTAAAGCACCAGAGGTTGAAGTCATATTAGTAGGCGACGGCTGCGCACCTGAGGCTACATTAGTTAATGTAAACCCAGAGGCTGTAGAAGTAGGTGAGGTTCTCATCGCATTATAAGTCATAACGCACGCTATTTCAGAGCCAGCTATGTTGTATGCACCCAACCGTGACGAAGGAAATACTTGATAATAACGCTGACACATCGCCAACTCTTGTGAATATGCACGTTGGTCAAATGATGTTGCTACTGCTCCAAGTTCCAACTGTGGTATACTTAGAGTACCAGCATTAAACTCAACGCTCATTGTCGTACCAGCAGTTTGACCTGTGATAACGATAGGACTTGCTGCGTAAGAACCAGCAGGAGTAGCACTATTAACAGCATATCGAGCTTGCGCTGTACCTGTCCATGACAAGACATAACTTGTACCGCTGACGTTCTTATTTTCAACAACTTGAATTAAAGATTTACCAGAAGCGATTGTAATCTGAGTATTTGATGCTAACTGAGTGAATGAATAATCACCACCTGAAGCACCAGCTTTCCATCTATCATGACCGTAAGAACCTGAGGCTAAGGTTGCAGCAGACACATACCCTCGTTGGTTGATAGTAAATCCAGCATCAATCAGTAAGTTTTTGTATGCAAAGGTGTTGGGTGTGTTGATTCCACTTGTCCCATCTAAAATTATGCTCATGTTAGTATCCCTTACTCATACATTATGTTAATAGAACCAGCATCAAAAGTATCTGTGCCAACATTAGTAGTTACTCTTAATCCATCAACAGTTCCAACGGAAGTTACTCGACCAGTAGTTATAGTAATCCGCTCTGTTGCTAGATTATCATAAAATGTTCCACTTGCTGTCCAAACTGTAGAAGATAAGTTAGACAAAACTATTTGACCTTGTTGTACGCTTGAAACAGAAGCAATAGTTAGCAGAAAACCGTTTGAAACGTTAACAGGTTGAGTAGCAACAATATTTGTTAAAGTTACACTAGCAGCTGTATAATTAGTTGTAACCGCAGTACCGCCAACCATTAACTGAAAACGAATACCACTTGTACCATTCGTACTAACCCCATTAAGCATCACCGTAATACGTTTAACCCAACTAGGAATACCAGTAAAGTCTATTGAAGTACCAGAAGTTGATGCTTGGGCTGTAGCTGAAGTTAAGATGCTTTTAGCAAACGTCACATTCTGCGAGGCATCTATGGTCAGTGCGGTTGTGCCAGACGTTTGTAATTGTAATATTCCCGAAGCATCAGCAGTTGTGATAACACCGCCTCCGCTTGCTGTACTTGCGTTAATTGTTGAACTCATAAGACTACCCATCTTTGTGTGCTAGGCACAGTAATCGTTACACCGCTATTGATCGTAATAGGGCCAGTTGACATCGCATTTTTACCTGTGGTTAAAGTGTAATCAGTTGTTACAACAATACTGTTTTCAATAAATACTTGATCTGATCCACCACCACCTGCGCCCCCGCCTACCGAACCCCATTGATAATAAGAGTATACGATTGTTCCGGTTGCAGGCGAAGCCGCAGGGATCGCAGTCATTACATAAGTAAACTGCGTAGGTGATATAACAGTAATAGAAAATTTACCGTTATATAACGAATCAGACGCACCGCTTATGATAACTGCATCAAGTGTTGCTCTACCATGATCGGTAGCTGTTGTAACAGTCGCTAAGGTATTTACACGGGTTATAGATGAAATCGTATTTCCTGTGAATAACTTAACGCCTTCATAAGTATTATAGGTTGTGTTAAACCTAAAATAACCTATAGAAGGAAGCGTATCACGTTGTAAAAGTGTTCCTACTGGTATAATGGATGATCCAGTTGTTGCAGTATCAGCCGCAACCAGAACCCAAGTTGTACCGTTATAAGCTTCATAACTTCCTAGATCAGTATTATACCTTACATAGCCAACAGCAGGTGAAGCATCACGTTGAGCAGTAGTACCTGATGGTACAATTACAGCTCCTGTAGATGATGTTTTTAATGTGGTTTGTTCATAATTAACCGAATCTCCTGAAGCAGTACCTGCACTCAATCCAGTTAAATGAAACCCTCCCATCGGCAAGTTAGCCGTTGGCGGTGATTGACCATTTCGAGTAACCGCATTAGACAAACCATTGGCTATGTCGTTATTGGTGTTGTTAGTCGTAACTGACGATATTGTTGTTCCAGTAACAACAGGATTGCCAGCCGGAAGGGTGAATGTCCCCGATCCATTGTACGGCACTTTACACCCCCATCACAAAAGTTAGATCAATTTCATATTGCATCGTTATTCCTTATTGTTGCGTAATTGATTGGCTAAAGCTAAAGTTGCAGCTCTAGCAGCAGTAGGCGCTATTTTATCCAAAGGCAAAGGTGGTTTTTGAGCTAAATTCCTTTGTATTATTGGCGTTGACGCTAAAGCTCTTGCAGCAGGTTTAGCTAATGCTGAAGCCCATAAAAGAGGCTGCCCTGATGCCAAAGAAAGTAAACCTCCAACACCTACATCTCTTAAAGAAATAGTAGGGATACTACCTATTGTACTAGCCTCTTGAGAAGCTTTAGGAAACATTGATGCAAAAGATGCAATATCTTTAAGTTCACCAGATATAGGGCGTTTTCGTTTTAATAAATCTGCAAATTTTTTAGCTGACACATTCCCAGTATCACCAGCAAGTGTTTTTTCAATATCATATGTCCGCGCAATCATTTCTCGCGCTTGTTTAAATTTATCTAATAATTCAGGCGCATTTATATCTTGCAAATGAGTTTCTACAGCATCTTCTAACGCCCGTGCAGCAGCTTTAGAAGCTTTTGCTACATCTGTGTTATTTGTTCTAAACGCATCATCAGCAGCAGTTCTTAACTGTTTAATCTTTGCTATTGCAGCAGATGAATCAAATTCTGGTGATTTTAAAGATTCAATTAAATTGATAACTGGACTAGGAGGTGCGCCAGGAAAACCTTGTGCAGATTTTAAAAATGGATCTGCAATTTTATCAAGTTTAGCTACATATTCCGCTTTGGGTTTTATAATTCCTACATCCCCTATAGCTGAATAAGCTTTGCCAGCTTCATTTCGGACTGCGCTAAGTGTATCAAAATCAAGTTTAGTTCCTTCAGGAAGATTTATCGCCTTAGCCGCCAACGCATTAAATACAGGTTGATTTTGCTTACTGATAATTTGTGATATTGGAGTTTTTCCCCCCAAACCTTCAATTATTTCATTTCCAATAGATTGTTTAGCTGTAGCAGGTGGGATAACTAAACCTAAAGATTTAGCTTTTTTTATAGCTTCAATATCTACAGGTGTTTGTTCTGCGCCTCTTACAAATCTATGTAACCCTTTTACTAACTTACCAACAGTAGGCATAACTGCACCTATAACAGTGGCATTTTTAACATCTTCTGGATGAAGCATTGCTTCACTAGCTGCATTTGTTACTGCACCTGCTCCTGTACGAGCAGCGATATTTGCGATTGCATTTGAACCTATATCACCCGTCATACCGCCTGTACGAAGTAAATTTACTACTTTAGGTGCAGCATTTAGCACTTTAGCCGTACCACCTAAAATACCGGCGACAGGCGCTGTAATGGCAGTTTCACCTGCTAAAGTACCTACGTTATAAGCAGTAGATTCAGGGTTAAAGCCTGCATTAACCAGTTTATTTTTGGCGTATTGCGATACATTTTCAGTAGTTTCAGGCGCTACATGTTCACCTATCATTTGCAATGGGCGAACAGCACCTTTAGCAATTCCAGCATACAAATTACTGACATTACCTAAGACATCTTTACCATAAGAAACTATTGGGTTTTCTTCAGTTTTAACTAAATCATCTATTTTCCTATATATATTTAAGGATAGATTTTTATCGCCTAATTCAAATGCTTTTTCAGCATCTTTTTTTAATTCATTAATATCATCCATGTTTAGCCCTTAATCTTGCTAATTCATCATCAGGAGATATTGATTCTTGAGATTCATTTGTAATAGGTATTATTGGCTTTCCATTGGCTATAGCATCTACACCTTCTGTAAATTGCCTCCAAGCTTTATGGCGTACATTGCTCGCTAATTTAGGGTTGGCAATATCTCCCGATCTAGCTTGTAAAAATTCTCTATCTGCGTTAGATATACCTGAACCAAGTTTACCTTTTAAAAGGTTAAGTGTGATGTCATTAGTTACAGTAGCTAACTGAGCTATTTTTTCAGCCCCTGACGTACCTTTACCTGTAGCCCACTCATATAAATCAGCTGCATTTTTCTGCGCCCCTCCGCTTGTAGATTCATCTATAAGTTTAGCAACTTTATCATCCGTAATATTTCCTTCTTTATCCCGTGATAAATATTTAGTATTTAAATATGATTGCATTCCTTTAGCAGCATTAGCATCAGATACTTCAGGTGCTACAGCCGCAACTTTAGGAATTGAACCGCTAGTACCGTAAACTTCACGAGTATGCGTATTCATTTTAATCATCCTAGTAGGGTCATTAGGATCAATAACTTCAACTATAGATCCTTGAGGGCCTTGACGATTACTTTGCGCTAACTGAGCCATTGATTCTTTAAGCGCTCTATCCGCTTCTTTTTGGTGAGCTTGAAATTGCTGTTGCTGATTAAAACTCTTTTCCTTCCAATCTTGCTCAATTATATCTTTTTGATGTTGGTATGCTTTTTCCGCTGCTGTAGCTTCTCTAGTAGCTCTAGTGTTACTCAAGCCTATAGCTCCAGCGCCTAATTCAGGGCTTGCGTTCATTAAATTAAGCAGTGCGGCATCAGATTGCGCAGGTGTGAGATTTTGAGCTATAGCTTGTTGATATGGCTGTGCAGGTACACCTTTAGGTTGATCTTCACCTGTTACAAATGCGCCTAATCTACTAAATACTGAAGGAGATTGTGCAGGTACTTCTGCTGATTTTAACACATCTTCAGGAGCTGCCATTCCCATTTGATTTAATGCGCGTGCAGTAGCTTGAGCTTTTTCTCTTTCGATATTTTTAAGCTCTTGCTCACCTTTCATTTCTTGATACGCACCTAGCCCTTGTTTTAACCCTTGTGCTAAATGTTGTGTCCAAGAAGGCGCTACATACCGATCACCGATCATCTGCCCTTGAAGCATATCTTGACCGGATTCACGCAACTTTTGAGCTAAAGCAATCTTCTGCTTAGTCCCTAAAATCTTTTCATCATATAAGTTAGCCATTATTTTGTAACCCCCGCATATTGGCTTCCATCAAGATTAACTCCTGATAATTGAAATTGGTCAGGAACTCCGCCTCCAAACATACCTCCTGTTTGAACACCAACAGGCATAGTAGTACCGCTTACTGAAGGATCAACATTAAAAGAAGGGTCGTATTTTCCAAATTCAACTTGGTAATTATCAGCATATATATTAGGGTTCCCAACACCTATTTGGTTTTTCAACCCTTCCCAAGCGCTTCCATCACCTTTTTCTTTTAAGGATGCATAAAGTTGATTGGTCTTTTCACCAATTTTCTCCCCTGCTTCTCCAGCCCCTACCATACTAGGAGCAGTATAATGTGGAGATGAAGGCGCACCTTGACGTAACCGTTCAATCAAAGCCGTTTTTTGATCTTCTCCTAAGATAGGCATGAAATCCATTATATTATTCCTAGCATTGAGTAATTAACCATTTTAAATCCACTTGGATGACAAACGATAGCTTCAGGCATAACTTTTTCAACTTCATCAGCCATAACCCCTGAAAATGGTTGCCCCCATAAGTAATCCCAAGTATATAACCCTATACCCAGTGCGTGAGTCCCTATACGTTTAATATTCTTTTTCAGCCGTCTATCAGAAGCTTTAATAGCTGCGCTACCTAACATACCCCCCATTTGCATTAAACCACCCATCATAGAGTTATTAGCCGCAGCTTGTTGATTGTAAGTATTCATGTTGTACTGACCTTGAGCAGTTGCAGCGCCTAACATATCAGGGCCAGCTACTGCTTGCAATGCAGCAGGATTAGACTGTCCAACTTGAGGCATGTTAGCTACTTGCATTTGTTGACCTGTACGAACAGCATTAAGTATGTTCAAAGGGTTTTGTTGCAAAGCTTGAGCTTGTGCAAATTTTTGAGCTGCTGTTTGGTTTTGGAATTCACCTGATTGCAATGCTTGTTGATATGCTTGTTGAGCTGCTTGGTTTTGCAGCCCTGCATTTTGCATACCCATTCCAAATAATCCTTGTGCGGCTTGTACGCCCCCACCAACCGCTGCATTTCTAGCAGATTCATATGCTTGTTGCTGTTGATTGGATGCGTTCAACATGGCATTGTTATACGCTTCTGAACCTTGAGTAATACCTTGATTGGCTAATCTATTAGCTAATTGAGCGTTAGATTGCTTAAATTGAGGGTCAAGATATTGAGTATTTGCTTGATATAACGCATCAGCAGTATTCTGTGCTAATAACTGAGGGTCTTGGTTATACCTAACCATTTGGTTAGCAGTAGGAGCAATATTTCCTGAATACTGCTGGCCTTGTAATGGATTAGCTAATGCTTGTTGAACATACCCAACACCTTTTTCAGCAACATTACCTAATTGAGCATTGATGCGATTGTTTTGCTCAAACGCTGCTTGTTCAGATGGGGATAATGATACATTCTGAGTCCATTGGTATAATGGATCACCTTGAGCAGTTGAGCCTACTTGCTGACGTGTGTAATTGACTTGACCATAAGGCGTAACCTGATTAGTCATTGAGCCAAATTGAGCTATTTGAGCTTGGGACGCATTTCCAGCAGACGTTTGCTGTGCTGCGGCTGCGTAATCGGGAGCTGGAGGTGGTTTTGGGCTACTCATGTTTTAATGTCCTATGGGGTTCGGCATAAAAACTGGGTCGCCAGATTTCACGCTAGTATATCAAATAAATCGTGTTTGCAATATTTATTTTAAATATCTACACTGTTCTTTTGTCATTGTAAGTAGATGAAGATCACCATCAGGCGCTGCATCTTCTATAATGGCTTCTAACTTAAATCCAAAATGGTAATCTAATCGTAAAGCTTTGGTATTTGTACTGGGTACAGGTGCGATAATCTTTTTCACTCCTAACTCAATAAACGGGTAGTGAAACGCATACCATAAAGCTTCTCTGTTAAATCGTCCGGTAATGGCAACGTGCATCTGAACACTTGCGCCATTAAAGCAGTTATATCCTGTAGCAGCTGCAATCTTACCGTGTGATTCCAGCCCTATAAAAGTCATTCCAATAGGTGAGTATTCATCGCCATTGGCTTCACAAAACCAAGTGCCTATACGATCTTGGTCATCTGTAAAGACTCGGATCATCTTTTACGCACCGCATCAGCTAATTTTCTTTTATCCGCAGATACATATTCTTGAGCAACTGATTGAGGAATATGCGCTTTCTTAGCAAATTCAGGGTTATGAGCCGCTGCTTGCATGAAATGTTTTTGTTTTTCGCTTCGACTTGGCATTATCTTGACCCTTCAACTAACTGACCGTTTGGCAAAGTTATAAATGTATTCTTACGCTCTTCATTAGCAAAATAATCAGTTAAATCTTTAACTGATCTATTTTGTAAATTTAGTTCAGAAGGTTGAAAATTCCATCTATCTTTACCGCCAGATTGCCATTGCCCTCCTTGAATATCGGGTGCTGAATAAGATGCCCCACTACTAAAGGTAATATGGTTAGGCATTTTAAATTCATCAGTTAAATGCCCTCCGCTTTTACCATACCCTTCCAAACTAGCGTAAGGTGCAGGTACTCCATATTTATTTAGGTATCCTTCAGCATCATATCCTCTATTACTTTGAGCAGGTGCAGCAAAATTACCCAATTCAAAAGGTTGATTAACTGTATATTCAGGCATTTGTCTTAATAACTGCGCTAATCTAACTGCGTCCATTACAATACGCCTCCAGGCTCAAATACATAAGTTGTAGAGTAATACCGAATATCGGTAATAGCACTTGATGTTTTAATTCGATATGATCCGTAATACCCTAATCCACTGGCTAAATTCCATCTATTAAAAGGTGTTATGGCATCAGTTCCCCAAAGTCCTACATCCCAAAGATCAACATCCCAATTACCTGTAGCTACATCTAAAGTTGCATTAGGAGCATCGCTTGCAGATACAAAATCAAAATCAAGATTTAATAATGATGTATATCCAAAATTACCATTAGACCCCATAGATACGGAAGCCATAGTCCATCGTTTAATTCGATTACCAAAACCAAAAGTGCTAAATGCAGGTAACAGATCAGTAATTACTGGAACACCATTATCCGCTTGAGTGTCCCAAGCCTTACAAACTGTTCCAGCAGTTCCAAAATATAAATTCTCATTGGCAAAATACCAACAATAAGCAGGTATGTTAGTCCATCTTGACCAAGCACCTGAGATAGTGTTCATAACATACTGATAACTAACCGTACTACTAACGGGAATATTTACCAAAAGCATGTTTTGAGGAGGGTAAAGAAGCAAATCCCAATTTGCATTATCTTTGTATAAAGTAGTATCTGAAGCAATTTGATTCTGAATCTTATCAGTAATCATTAAGTGCGTATTAACTCGGCTAGACATTAATGATTTTGACAAAGGGATTAATCCATCCTTGTTCAAAAACATAACGTCGCCACCATATTTACAGGTGCAACGTGTGCCTACGGGAGAGCCTACTAAATAAACTCCAACTAAAGCCCATTCAGCAGCGTTAGACGGATCAGTACCTTTGTAAACTGCTATTTGACCTGAAGATGTAATAACGACAAAATAATCGTCCATACCATAGCCAGCATCCAATGACCAAGTGTCAATCTTAGTAATCGAACCACCTAATTCAAAGATAGGCCCGAAATCAAACATTGTTGCTGCACCAGCAATCGCATCAGTGTCTAAATACCAACATTTTAACGATTGTTTTTGAATAAACCAGTTACGTCTTTTATGTGTGTGAACATCAATTAAACTGGTGGTGGCTATACCTGTAATGGCATAAGGAGTAGACACTCCTGTAACTGTGTAATAAGTCGTACCATCATAGATACGCATATAATCAGTACCATTAACGGCTAAAAGAAATGACCCCCCAGAAGTAGCAAATTGAACGTGTTGCCATCTAGCTCCAGAAAGGCCTGTAATAATAGGTGATCCTACAGCGCCTTGCGAAGTTACATCGTAAAGTTTACCTGTACTTGTAGTAGCAAAAAGCTTTTCTGTACCATCGGGAGCATCATAATCGATTAATGTCGTTACATCCCCATCGAGGCCTGTTGCCCATTCAGAATAACCTTTACGAGTCCTTAATTCAGTCGGAGTACAAAACCAGTTATCCAAAATAACAGCATCAGTAGGTTTCATTTCCGCTAAAGGATCACGAGCGTTCCACCCCCCAGTAGGAGCGGTTACAGTAACTGTTCTTGCATTTTGCCTTCTTGGTTGTAACATTTATTAGTTCCTAAGAAGTAGTGTTGCCGTAGCCAGTGTCCGGGATATTGTTCTGCGTAAGTAGGATATTTGGATAGCGTGGGGCGAGTGATAAAGTATCAGCACCAGATTCAGAAGCTTTCCATTTATCTAATTCACGGGTGTAATCTTGAAGAACAGCCGTTGTATCAAAACCTTTAATCTCAAATAGTTTGAGTTTAGTACCTAAAATTAAAACTCTGTCAGGAAAT